GTCGGTCACCTATGGCGGTGGTGGTGGCGGTTCAATCAGCGGTGTCGGTGGAACTGGTGGCGGCGGTACCGGTGGAACGGTTAGCGGGGCAGGAACCGCTGGGACCACCAACCGTGGTGGCGGCGGTGGTGGTGGCGGCGTTACTGGCAGTGCTGCTGGCGGCGCTGGCGGATCAGGCATTGTCATTTTGCGCTATGCCGACAGTTTCCCGGACATCTCCACAATAGATGTGGGACTGACATCTTCGTTGACTGTCAGCGGCGGGTTCAAGATCTATTCGTTCACGGCAGGGTCCGGGACAATCACCTTCTAGGCCCTGCTAATGTGCCGGACCATGACGAGTGACCAGAAGGAAATGCTGAAGTCGTGGTGCAAGGTCTTCGTGGCCTCTGTCCTGTCCCTGTACGCGGCGGGAGAGCGTGACGTGGTTGCCTTGCTGTGGTCTGCCGTTATCAGCGTCCTGCCCCTCGTCTACACGTGGCTCGACCCGAACGACCTGAGGTTCGGCAAGTTCAAGAAGTCCAAGTGACTCGCCCCTATACGGGGGACTCCAGACCGGTTGCCCGCAAGGAGACCCCTCACCTTCGCGCACTTGTGGACAACCTGTGCATGATGTTCCCCGCACTGTGGGACAACGGCACATGGGGTATCCGTAACAAGCGTGGCAAGAAGGAGACGTCCGTCCACGCCAAGGGCACGGCGGCTGACCTGTCGTACCGCTTTATGAAGACGAAGGGTGTCCGTTTCGGCGGGCGTCGTCAGGCTGTCCGGGCCATGGACTTCCTCGTGGCAAACGCAGACGACCTCGGGCTGGAAATGATCATCGACTATGGATACAAGCCTTATGGTCGGGGCTGGCGCTGCGACCGCAACGCGTGGCAGGTGTACGACAAACCCACCGTCGAGATGGGTGGCGTCGGAGACTGGATTCACATTGAGGTAGACGGCAAGAAGAAGCCGCTCCAGGTGAACTTGGTCTTCATGGAGAACGGACACTGATGTGTCTCAGGCGTGGGCAGTCCTACTTGCCTCTCTGGTCACAGCCGTAGGTGGAGTCATCGTCACCTTGTTGAGCAAGGTCAAGAAAGAAAACAAGCAAGACCACCAGTATGTGAGTGCCATGCTGACCCTCGTCTACAAGGGGCTCCAGCGCAACGAGACAAAGTTGGACAGGATCTCCGGGGAGGTCGACTCCCTGCGTAACGAGGTGCGTACACACAAGCACTGAAGTTGTTCACGGGCAGAACCCTGAATGCCCGCCCGTCCGGTTGCCTCACCCGAACACCCTGATTTCGTAAGCGCGTTGCCGCTGCCCGCCTCGTGCCATGACAGCACGATCTACCCCTGTTCCCAGGTGTTCATGTCCCGCCCCGTGCGACAGGGGTACGACCTCGTGAGTGCTAGCCGGTTGTGTCGACCAAGATATCCCCGTTGTCCGATGGTTGCAACCACCGGATCCGATGTGTAACCTTCATATCGCGGAAAGTCCGCGAAGGAGGAACAATGGCAACAAAGCAGTACAAGCCGGAAGCACCATCGGAGGTAACGCCTAGTGCGTTCACGATGGCGCTCGCCGGGTCGCACCGTAAAGGTGCGGTGGACAAGATCAAGTCGGCGATGGACCCTTCGTCCTTCACCGCTTTTGAGCGGGCAATGGGCGACAAGGCCGTGTCAACGGCGTCAATCATGCGTGCACTGAAGCACTTCGACATTGACCTGTCGGTTATGACCATTCACCGTATGCGTGAGAAGTATCAGGAGAACAATGAACTTTTCTGACGCCATCAACACAGAGACCGCCATCGAGGAGTACAGGTCTGCGCTAAAGCGGGCCCAGACTGCTGAGGCGAAGGCTAAGCGCAAGATCGAGGATCTGGTCGAAGCGGTGTACAGGGCTGCGCGTGACGCACAGTTGACGGCACCGCGCATCAACTTGAAGCCTCCGGCTAAGGACACGCGCAAAGCCAAATCCGAGGTTGCCCTTGTGCACCTAACCGACTGGCAGGCTGGCAAGAAGACGGTCTCCTATGGGATGGAAACGCTGAACGAGCGGATCAGAAAGATGATCGACAAGGTCATCACACTGACCGACATCCAACGTGCACACCATCCTGTGAAGGAGTGCGTCGTCCTGTTGGGCGGCGACATGGTGGAGGGCATCGGCATCTTCCCGGGTCAGGCATACGAGGTGGAGGCGCATCTGTTTGAACAGTTGTTTGCCGTTGTCTCGGTCATTCAGGAAGCGGTCGCAAGACTCGCCACCTACTTTGACAAGGTGCACGTGGTATGTGAGTTCGGCAACCACGGACGTCTTGGTCGCAAGGGTGACATGCCCGGTGGGGACAACATCGACAGGGTGGCGTACCGGATCGCATCCGAACGTCTCTCCGAGATGAAGAACGTCACATGGCAGCAGTCGGGTGACTGGCACCAGATCTTCACGATCGGGAACTACAAGGCGATGCTTGTCCACGGTGACGAGATCAACTCGTATGGAGGCAACGTCCCGGCCTTCGGCATCCTGCGCAAGTGCAACGCCTGGGCAACCGGTGTGGTCGACGACTTCCAGGACGTGTACATGGGTCACTTCCACACACCGATGACACTGACCATGGCGAATGGCGGTCGCGTCTTCGTGTCTGGCTCTCCCGAGTCACACAACGAATATGCCCGTGTGTTCGTGGCGGCGGTCGGCAAGCCCTCGCAACGGCTCCACTATGTGGACCCCGAGAAGGGTCGGGTCACAGCCGAGTACACGATCTGGCTGGACTAGTAGTGTCGCGGCCTATGCCTTGGCCGCTGGTAGTAGTTCATTGGAAAGACGCCTTCGACGGGGAGAATGGGTGGACGGATACGTCCGATTACCACCCCTCCCCGGCGATGGTGGCCACAGTCGGATGGCTGTGGGAAGGTTGCTTGGAAGGGTACGTAACTGTCGTCAACTCGTACTTCCCTGACGAACTCCCGGCTACCGACACGGTGGGGATGCCGGTCCACATTCCGGTTGGGATGGTGGAAAGGATCGTTCTTCTGGACCAGCCGGATTTTTCTTCAGCAAAGGTTGCCACGCCACCAGACGCGTGATACATTCGTATCACAACCAAGGAGGTAGCGATGCACTACAGGATCGTCAAGCCGGAGCACGGGTCACAGGAGTGGCTCGAAGTCCGGTGGAAGGACAAGAAGGATGGGTGCCGGAGGATCTCCGCATCCGCAGCGGCAGCGGTGCACAACGAGCACCAATACACTACGTCGGCCGACCTAGCCACGGAACTGCTGGCTGACTACGCACCGAAACCGCAACCTCCGAACAAGGCGATGGAGCGTGGCAACAGGCTAGAGCCCGTGCTGTTGGAGTGGGCGGTTGGTGCCGACCCGCATCCGGACGACGAGATCCACGTTCCCGCAGAGATGTTCTGCTACGACGACGGAGACTGCAAGTTGATCGCCACGCTCGACGGCATGGACAAGTACGGAAACGTGTACGAAGTCAAGACGACCCGCAAGACGTTCAACGACGAACTTCCCAGGCACTGGTACTGGCAGGGCGTGCAACAGGCGATCTGCGCTGACGTTGACAGCATCACGTGGATCGTGTTCGACGGGACGTTGGAACTGAAGCAGTACGTGCAGGTCGTGACCAGCGACGAGAAGCGGATCCACATCGAGGCGTGCCGCGAGTTCCTGCGTGCCATCAACATTGGGATCACCCCGGACAGTGTCCGTGCTTCCTACGACTTCATTCAGAACGTGTACCCGGAGTCGCAGCCAACCCGCGTTCACATCGGTGTGGATGGGATGCTGCTCGTGGACAAGTTGGTCGCCGTCAAAAACAACATTGCAGAGTTCGAGAAGATGCAAGACGAGATCCAAGCCAAACTCGGCGAGTTGTTGAAAGAGCACGAAGTCGGTACATTCGACGGCGAAGAGATCGTGTCATGGAAGAAGATGACCAGGGACAGCCTGGACACGAAGGCGTTGGGTGAAGCACACCCTGCACTGGTCAGCAAGTTCAGGAAGATAACCACTTACCGCGTCATGAAGACGAAGAGGAGGAAGTAGCAATGGGATTCTTCAATCCTGAGAACTACGAGACCGTTGAAGAGCGGCTCGTCAGATGGTGGGCCGCCTATCCGGAGGCTCAGATCAACACATCCATGATTCATTACGACGCCAAGACCGTCGTGTTCAAGGCTGAAGGAATCGTGGATGGCAGGCTCATCGCCACCGGCTACGCCGAGGAGGTGCTGGGTTCCAGCCCGGTGAACAAGACTTCGTTCGTCGAGAACTGTGAGACGTCGGCCATTGGCCGGATGATCGCGAACAGTCCACTTGGAGTGGAGCATGGTGGGCGTCCGTCGGCGCAGGAGATGCAGAAGGTGCAAAGGCAGAACGCCAACCCGCCCGCCCGTATCAGTGCACCGCAGGCACAGCAGTACGACGACAGCGAACCGACCCCGCAGGAACTTGCAGAGGTTCTCGCCGACCAGTTCAACGGAACTGTTCAGTCCGCTCCTCGTCGCCAGTCCACTGGCAGCGTCGAGATCAAGAACCCGAACGAGCCAGCCTCACCCAAGCAGTTCGGCATGATCCGTGCCTTGCTCATGCAGGATGGTGCAGTCACCAAGGAAGCACAGTTGAATGCGGTCATCGGCATCATCGGCCGTGAGATCGGCAAGTTCGACGAGATGAACAAGGGAGAAGCGTCCGCAGTTATTACGGCGCTGAAGTCGTAATGGCCACACCAAAACTTCCCCCGATGACGGTCATCACCGTCCGCATCCCGACATCCTTGCTGAAGAACCTTGGCAAGTATGCGAAGGATCGGAAGAAGACCAGGTCCATCGTGATCCGTGAGTGGATCGAAGATGGCCTTGCCGATAACGGGTACTACTCGTCATGACAGAGAACGACATGCTTATCCACGCATGGTTGGGTGGCGTCATCTGTGGGATCGTGCTCGGCATGATCGCCATGTTCTTCTTGGGGACGCTCTTCTAATGAAAGAGAGCATCCTTCAAGAAGCGCAGCGACTGATCACCGGCCCAAGGCAGGCAACATATTCCCATCCATACGACGACTACTCGAAGGTCATCGAGATCTTCAAGGCGTTGACCGGCGTCCAGTTGACGTTGGAGCAGGCGCTCCTGTTCATGGTGTCCGTAAAGTTCGCAAGACTTAGGACCAACCTGGCACAAGGCAAGTTCCACCGTGACTCTGCTGTCGACGCAGCCGGATATCTCGGATGCCTTGAACTGGTGGTTGACATCAAGGCCAACTCCACCATGACTGCGGAGTGGAACGAAGAGAGCAAAAATGGTTGATCTATCCAGGCTCGCAATGCCGGAGGCTCGCGTCATGCAACTTGACGCGGGTCTCCGCATCGAACGTATGCATGAACTTCTGAAAGAAGCGCATCAAATACTTGACGAAGGCATTGACGAAATGGTGGTCAGAGAAAAACGAAAGGTTGCAGGAATCTGCATCCTCTACTCTGGTGGCAATGACTCCACGTGCATGGCGCACATGTTCAAAGAACGCGCCGATTATGCGGTGCACGCAAACACAACCATAGGAATCGAACAGACTCGTCAGTTTGTTAGGGACACCTGCAAGAACTGGGGTCTTCCACTACTAGAGTTTTTCCCACCGAAAGGCTCCACCTACAGGGATCTCGTATTGAAGGACGGATTCCCCGGTCCTGGTATGCATTGGAAAATGTACCAGCGGTTGAAAGAACGTTGTTTGCGGCAAGCACAGCGTCGAATAATCAGCAATCCGTACCAGGAGCGCGTCGTGTTTCTTGCCGGTCGCCGACGTACAGAGTCTGCCCGGCGAACAAACGTGCCGGAGTTGAACCGTGTCGGATCGGTCGTGTGGGTCAGCCCGCTGGTGAACTGGACGAAAACAGACCTGAACACCTATCGGGATTGGGCTGGTGATGTGCCCCGCAACGAGGTATCCGATCTGATACACATGTCCGGCGAATGCCTGTGTGGAGCGTTTGCGCACAAAGGTGAGTTCGAGGAAATCGAAGCGTTCTTTCCGGAAGTAGCCAATGAAATCCGTAAACTAGAAGAAGAGGTAACTGCCATCGGGTTGCACCCACCCAAGTTGTGCAAGTGGGGATGGGGCACAGCCGTGGATTTGACGGACGCAGATCTAAAAAGCGGTCCGCTCTGCTCCAGTTGTGAATACCGGCAAGAGTCTCTCTTCGACGGGCAGGTTGAATAATGGACGAAAGG